GGAAAACTAAACGAAACAAATCGACTCGGCCAACCCGTAACGTACTCAAATCTCCCACGAGCTAGACTACGTAATGGCTTTGATATCACAGGCCCTCGATAGATTCACAGACGTGTCCCTCAAGGCAGTGATCCAGGAGGAACAATTACAGAACCTCCGCACCACACTGCGCCAGGCGAACACCATCATGCCGTATGCTGCGTCCACATCAGCAGCAACCGCTCTTGAATCCCTAGGGATACTGACGAACCCATACTCAGTATCTCTCCACACCCATGCCGCCTGTAAAGCCATCGAAAACCAGTTGCTGGCAATCGTTGGCCGACTACTCCCGCAAAGTCCTGTCACCTTCTACTTCCTAAAGCGTTCCAAACTCAACGCTCTAGGTCGAAACCCTCGGCTCAAAGACGTCTTTAACAACGCCACCATTGAGCCCCGCGACTTTGCCCGCTACGAGCCAGATACCCTTCGGGAACACCTCGTAGCCCCGACCACGCCCATCGTATACATATCCGACACTCTCCACTTTTTACCGATGAGCTTCGTGGCCTCACTTTTCGCCCACAACCCGGTGGTACAAACCCTATACGCCACCGTGGTACTTCCTCCAGAGGCCCTGTACAAGCATCCAACGCAACTGCCGGACATATACTCTATCAATTATGATTACGGCGGCTTCCAGTACATCCCTGGAGCTCATGGTGGGGGAGCCTACCACCATGAATTCTCGACTTTAGATTGGCTCAAGGTCGGGCACATACTCAATAAAGGGAGTGGTGAGTATGTGACTTGTCAGATGATAGAGTCCCTTGGGGCCAATCATCTGATGGTTTTTAGGCGTGGGAAACTCCTCACTCCCAGGGTGAGGACATTCCGGAAAGACGAGTACGTGCTACTCCCCAAACTTTTCCACCCTAAGCAAGCCAACTCTTCCAAGCCCATAGCTATGACCTTCGCTATGCAATTACTTCTATACGTGAAGAGTATTAAAGAGGTCACCTTCCGCGACGTCTGCGCGAAAATCAGGCAGCTCATACCCACTTCTGAGCTCCACAGACATCAACCCGACGAAATAATTCACATAGCGAATTTTTTCTACTTCGTCGGGCACCGAGATGCCATCTGCCACAGCCATCATCTTATGGACGATGGCATCATCACGCAAGGATTCCACGAAATCATGGCTAGAGTCAAGACGGTCTGGGAGAAGGTCTTCGGCAGATCACACTTCTCCCAGGTCATCGCCCTACTAGAGTGGAAGACCTTCACCTACTCCATTGAGCCCGAAACCTTCACTGTAGATGACAAGAATCCGTTGGCTCAACTTACTAATGGAGAGGCCGACCCATGGCAACTTCCCACGGTGGATGACGTCGGCGACAACGGGGATGATGAGGTGGAGCTGATTGAGAAGCTTCCGTGCGCGCCCACGACGACTCCAGTGGCACCGGCCGCAACCACGGGCGACGAACTCCCTTGGTCCCAATGTGCACACATACTGCAATCATGCGGTTTCCGAGGGGACCAACGGCAGTACAAAGATGGGGAATTGATATACCCCATTGAGTCCATACTCCAGCTGCCAAATGAACCATGCCCAAAAGCCCCAGCTGGTTTAATAAGCAAGTTAGAGAGCTTGCGCCGCCACGCCGTGCTAGTGACTCTCTCTCCCGCACGCGGCCATGCCTTCGCCTCTGACGTTAAAAACAATAGGATAGGCATGTGCACGCGTAATGAGTCTACCGAGTGGAAGAAAAACTTCGACACTCGTGTTGAACTCGGCCAACGCACCATTCCCGTGATTGTCATCCACGGTGCGGGTGGCTCTGGAAAGTCCTATGCCATTCAGGACTTTCTACGTACCCAATCTCACGGGTATGATAAGGTGGGCTTGGTGCTGCCCACCGTGGAGCTGAGGGCCGATTGGATGGCCAAGATACCGAAAATGTCTGAAAGACATTTCCGGACCTATGAGAAGGCCCTCATCCAGCACTCGCCCGGCACTGTGGTCATGGACGACTACACTAAACTGCCTGCCGGATACATTGAGGCGTTCTGCTTATTCCACCCAGAGGTCCACACCCTGATACTTACCGGGGACCCTAAGCAGACATCACACCACGAGACGAACGACCAGGCTCTCATAGCACATCTAGAGCCTGCCCACGTCGTGTTCTCGTCACACTGTAGATACTACCTGAACGCCACCCATCGCAACCGCCAAGACTTGGCGAACATGCTAGGCGTCTACAGTGAAACCAGTGGGGTGACTCGCATCACCTGCTCCTCACTGGTCATGGGAGGGTGGCCCATTATCGCGCCATCCTTGGCAAAGAAAACCTGCCTTACTGAGTTGGGCCATCGCGCTTATTCATACGCAGGTTGTCAAGGACTCACCACCCCCTCTGTGCAGGTGTTGCTGGACAACAACACCCCCCTTTGCTCCCCTGCTGCCATGTACACGACACTATCCCGGGCCCGGGACGCCATTCATTTCATCAACACGGGCCCGGACTCTAGGGAACAGTGGGCAAAGCTGGATGCCACCCCGTACCTCAAAACGTTCTTAGACCTGGCGAGGGGTGTGGCCGCACAGAGAGTAACTCCACCAGCAGCGTCTGAACCCGCCCCAGTCCCACCGCCAGTCACCCACTTCCCAGTGGAAAATAGGGACATGCTGCTGGAGCCACTGATTGCCCAACTGCCTGACAAGTACGACCGTGAGCTACGTGACTCACGCCATGGCTACACCAATGCCATTCAGACTGATGACACAGTCGTACAACTCTTCCAGCACCAGCAGGCTAAAGATGAGGCCCTACTGTTCCAAACTATAGAGGCCCGGATCAAGCTGGCCACACCAGCTGATAACGAGAAAGAAATGCTTATGAAACGGGACATTGGGGACATACTGTTCCTCAATTACCAAAAGGCCATGAAACTGCCCGTCGACCCAATTCCTTTCTCCAAAGAATTGTGGCAAGCATGCCGTGAGGAGGTCCAGGACAAATACCTGCAGAAACCCTTAGCCAACCTCATTAACGGCAAAGACCGCCAGTCCCCCGATTTTCCTAAAGACAAGATAGCGCTCTTCCTGAAATCACAATGGGTTAAAAAGACTGAGAAAATCGGGGCCATCAAAGTTAAACCTGGACAGACTATCGCGTCTTTCATGCAGGACACTGTCATGGTCTATGGCACCATGGCAAGATACATGAGACGCATTCGCAGGGCTTATCAACCTGATAATATCTTCATCACCTGCGAGAATACACCTGAAGAGCTCAATGAGTGGGCTATGGAGAAGTGGTGCTTCAGGGGAAATGCCCACTCCAACGATTTCACCGCCTTCGATCAATCTCAGGACGGAGCGATGCTCCAATTTGAAGTGCTGAAGGCGAAACATCACTGCATACCGCCAGACATCATTGAGTCTTATATCATGCTCAAGACCAATGCGCACATCTTTCTGGGCACTATCGCTATAATGCGGATGTCAGGCGAAGGACCCACCTTTGACGCCAACACGGAATGTGCCATCGCTTACCACCATACAAAATACCAGGTGGAGCAGGGCACCGCCCAACTCTATGCGGGCGACGACATGGCTCAGGACACAACACCGATCCTTAAGCCATCCTTTAGACTTATCGCTGACGGGATCGAGCTGAAGTCTAAAGAGGTCACCCATACGCAAGTTCCTGGGGAGTACGCCACCTTCTGCGGGTGGTGCGTTACACCTAAGGGTATCATCAAAGAACCCAGGAAACTCTTTGCCTCACTCCAACTGGCTAAGCACATTGGCAAGACTGCAGAAGTCAAAACAAATTACGCCCATGACTTGGCCCATGCATACCGCCTCGGTGATGAGCTGCAAGATGTCCTCACCCCTGATGAGGCCGCCTTCCACCAAGCTACTGTCAGAGACTTGGTGACCATGGGAGGCGTCGACTTCCAATGGCACCCCTAAAGAAGGGGTTAAGTTACCGCTGATTTTGAATGGAGTTTTGCGGCGGTACACTACGAACTCGTTTCCAGCGCACCAGCGTTCCTAATTCACCTGTCACTGTCGTGCACACCGTAGCTGGAAGCGGAAAGACCACATTCATCAGGAACCTCCTGATTGACCATCCACAACTAGTTGCGCGGACTTACGGCACCCCAGACGTACCTAATCTTCTAGGTTACGGCATCCGCGACCGTCACGGTGACGCTCACATCGTCGACGAGTATCCTGCTGCAGACTTGAGGTCACACCCACCTGTCTCAATTGTCTTTGCTGACCCACTGCAGCATCACGGCGAGGTCAGGCCCGCCCATTTCACCTGCTCTCACACGCACAGGTTCGGCAAGTCCACTTGTTCGCTACTCGGCACCCTCGGAGTTTACTGCACATCTGATAAAGAGGACTCTGTCACTTTCGCCGGGGCATATCTCGCCGAGCCTGTGGGCACCTTAATTGCGTTAGGTGAAGACGCTGAGCTCGTACTCGACAACCACAGAGTCGAGTATTTTACCCCGTGTCAAGCGCTAGGCTTAACTTTCCCGTCTGTTACCTTGTTGACAGACGCACCTATCGAAGACCAACCACCCGTCTCTCGGTACATTGCCTTGACACGGCACACTGATTCACTGCTGATTCTCAACTGATGCCTCTCACCCCACCACCAGACTACACAAAGCCTTTTATTGCAGTTGTGGTTGGAGGCACTCTAGCAGCTTTCGTACTGTTACTCACGCGCAACACCCTCCCACACACAGGAGACAATTTACACAGTCTGCCTCACGGAGGAACCTATTGCGACGGTACGAAACGAATCAGGTACGGCGGTCCACACCGCTCACACGTCCCAGAACTACCCGCCAAGTCCTGGGCCCTCATCACCGTCGTGGCTATACTCATCGCCCTACATTTTAGCTGCCTACGCACTCATCGCGTTCACCGCTGTGTGTTATGTCACACAACCAGCGGCTGAAACGTGCTACATTGAGGTAACTGGGCACAACGCGGTGATAAGAGGTTGCGTCAACGTGCCGCATCTACCAGAGGTCGTCCCAGCTTTAGCCCCAGCATCGGGGTTAAGTTGCCAGAAATTTCGAAATCATCACTATGACGACCTTTGTTCCTGACGCCAAGACTTGGGCTGACACTGCCTACACAGCCCAGTCTGAGAGTGTAGCCACCGCTGAGGAGCTACAATCCATTGCCACACTGTGGGAAGGGATTGGCATACCTGCTGCCAATTTCTTCGATGTGGCGTTCCAGCTGGCCATGCGTTGTAGCGATGGGCATGCCAGCTCACTCACAGTGTTGTCAGGAAACTGCACTGTGGCCCCGACAGTGACCCTCAAGGCCGCTGCCGGGCTGGTTAAGGCTGTGCTACCATTACGACAATTTTGTCGTTATTATGCCAAGTTCGTCTGGAACTGGCGCCTTAGCCATGACCTGCCGCCAGCCAACTGGGCCGACTCCCAATTCCCTGCGGAAGCGCGCTTTGCCGCTTTCGATTTCTTCGATGGAGTCACCAACTCTGCTGCTCCCCAACCGCCTGATGGCCTCATCCGACCACCGACTGAACTTGAGCTCTCCGCGGCCCAAACTGCTAAGTTTGCGGCCCTAGCTCGTGTCCGTGGTTCTGGTTTTGTCACAACTGCAGCTGAGATTACCCATGGCCGAGCGGAGGTGTCTAGGACAATGCTACTGTCCCCACCCTAGACACCAATAACCGCGAGCAGGGACTCGTCCAGGTATAGCCTGGTTCAACCCTAGCCCACCATACACTAAACTTAATCAACTGTGTGGGCGAAACTCCCAAGAGAGTT